TACCCAGGTGGTTAAGAGTACGGAGCGTTTGGCTACGCTTAAGGTTTGGGAGGAACCCGTTGAACAGGGTTATTACGTCATTGGTGCTGATCCTGCTTATGGTAGTAGTGATTGGGCAGACCGTTTCTGTATCCAAGTCTTCCGATGCTACGCAGATGGCATGGAGCAGGTCGCGGAGTTTGCTACCTCAGAAATGAACACCTATCAGTTTGCTTGGGTGATCGCGCACCTTGCCGGTGCTTATAAGAACTCAACATTGAACCTTGAAGTCAACGGGCCTGGACAGGCTGTCATCAATGAACTGAAGAACCTTAAGCGTCAGGCCTCCAGTCTTGGAGGGGTAGTAGGCCGTGACTTGATGGACGTGTATTCATCCATGCAACAGTTTATTTGGCGTAGGAACGATTCCCTTGGCGGCATGAGTAACAGCATTGGTTGGCTAACCACACAGCAGTCCAAGGAACGGATGCTGTCCTACATGAAGGATTACTTTGAACGCGGAATGATGAACATTTATTCCGAAGAAACCATTGATGAGATGAAAACCATTGTGCGTGACATGGGCAGCATTGAAGCCTCTGGCCGCAACAAGGATGACCGTGTGATTGCTTGTGGCCTAGCAGCGGCCGCATTTGCGGAACAGGTTGGCCCACGTTTGATTACCGCTAAGATCACTAGAGAGATTAACAAGAAGCAAGAGGACATGACACCCGGCGAGATGGCCGCCAGTCGTGGCGTATCAACATATCTAAAGAGGATAGGCTTTGGATCACAATGATTTAACCATCGTATCTGTATACGGTCACAATACAGGGGCTACGGCCATACCCAGCATCTTGAAGTCTATGCAGGAACTACCTGGCAGCCGAGGCTTGCTCTTGAGCTACAACAAGCCTGTAGACCTGCCTAGTGACATTGAGTGGCAAAGGATTGAGCACACAAACTACATGGAGTACAGCCCCTTCATGATGCACTGCCTACAGGCATTTATTAAGACCGAGTATTGCTTGGTCGTGCAGGATGATGGATGGGTACTGAACGGAAACAATTTCAAATCAAATTATTACAACTATGACTACATTGGTGCTCCTAGTCACTGCGGCCTTGTGGGTAATAAGTTTCATCTGCAATTCGGATGGGTAATGCACCCTGAGCGCAGGGTAGTACAGAACGGGGGCTTTAGCCTACGCAGCAAGCGTTTATTGTCTATCTTGAATGAGAAAGGATTGATCCACAGATACGCTACAGAGATACATAGCTGGAACGAAGATGCACAGTTGTCAGCTTTGCTTAGACCTACCTTAGAAGAATGGGGTATTAACTACGCACCTGAGAACATTGCCAAGAACTTTAGCATTGAGTATGTTGGCCCTATCTATCACGATAGCTTTGATTACTCGGTACTTGTTGGCCATCATGCACAGACCCGACAGCTTGTCGGTAATATGCACATCAAGATGAAAGTGACAGATGAAGAAGTAGACCGTATGTACGGTGAGAGGCAGTTTCTAAACTACTTACAATCAATAGGTTACACAATTGAACCCCGTCATTCCTAAAGCAGAACTACGTCAATTACTGAGCCGTTTTTTTGATGACGAAGATCGCGGTATTAGTTTGCGTTTGTTTTCGGAATTAGCAGGGTTGGAAAAGAAGACGTTGATTGATATCTTCTATCGTGGGATGGATATGTCTCAACGTAGCCAGATACGTTTGTCCAAGGCCTATCACGCTTGGAAGAACGGAGAAGTACGCATTATGCAGAACCGTGATAGGACTAGGTTTGTGGAATACCGTGAGGAACCCAAGCCCGTCTTGGTCAGGTCTACTGGACTCATTGTAGATAACGGTAAGATCAAATTGCAGATAGGTGTAAAAAATCCTAGGGATTATTCTGGTAAGACTTTGGATGAACAACTAAGGGGAAGATTATGATGTTAAAGGATTATAAGTGTCCAACACATGGCTACTTTGAAAGCGATATTGCGGCTTGTTTTGTTGATGATTGTGAGGCGAATGTTATGCGCGTGCATTTACGTGCGCCTGGTGTCAAGTCAGAACGTACCAAAGGCATTGATACGAAAGCGAAGCAGCTTGCGATGGATTACAAGATGACGGATATTAAGACGGCACGCGAAGGCGAGAACCAAGCCGGCTATTACACCCGAAACAATGAGAAGCCTGTTGAGCAGCCAAAAGAGCAGCGTCCGGGTGATTCTGTTATTTGGGGTGGTGCAGGGGGCATGAATATGTCATCCATTACCAAAGGTGGTATGTTTAAGTCTGTAGCCGGTGAGCCGGTAGGCATCAATCCCAAAGAAGCCGGCAATTTGACTGGGCCTCGCGCTGCAAGTTATATTCCCGATCATGAAAATCTAGCGATCAATAAATAATGCGTATTCCATCAGGGCTTTCCGAACGAGAACAATTCTTCAAAGATTTGATTCAGAAGTGCATGGTGAGCCTTGAAGAACGCAAGGGTGACTATTCTAGTCTGCGTTCGTTTTATTTATTTGGTTCTGGCCCCGAAGATAGTCCTGCTATCTTCAACAAGATTTACCCACACATTGATACGCTGTGTAGCTTTCTATACTCAGCCGAGACTACCCGTTTTTCCATTAACATTGGTGCATCTGTTAGCCCATTAGAGGAACGCAAAGTACCGCGTTTGACGGCCGCATTAAACGATGAATGGCTAAACAGCAATGCCGATCAAGTCTTTTCAGAGGCTTTGACCTGGGCGTTATGTTTTAACACCACTTTTGTCAAACTGGTTTACCAGAACGGCATACAGCCATACATGATTGAACCCGGCACGATGGGCGTGTTGCGTGAAGATACGCCCTACACTGACCGGCAACAGGCTATTGTCCAGACGTATTACATTACCAAAACCGAGTTGTACAACCGTTTGTATAGCCATCCAAGACGGGATGAGATTGTCAAACGTGTTACTACGGCCTACAACACCCGTACAGAAGACCTACCGGAAGGTATTGACCGCATTATCATGAGTCAAACCAATCCTACGCTTTATGGTACGGTTAATTTGGACTTGTATGGCCAAAACCGTTACAAAGCACGGGTAGCTGAAGATACGGTCAAGATGTATGAGTTGTGGGCATGGAATGATGACATTAAGGATTACCAAGTAGTCACCATTGCTGACCCCGACATTATTATTTATGACCGGCCGGGTGAGAGTTTATTCCTCAAAGGTGAGTTGCCGTTTATCCAGATATGCCCTAATCCGCAGTATGACTATTACTGGGGGCAGTCTGAAGTACAGAAATTGGTCTTTTTGCAGCAGTTACGCAATGGCCGCATGACGGAAATACTGGATTTACTGAGCAAGCAGACCAATCCACCTACCTTTTTGACCGGTTTTACGGGCATTTTGGACGAGAAAAACTTTGCTCTGAACCGTCCAGGTACGGTAATGAGCACTGATATGCCCAACGCTAAGGCTGATCGACTGGCTCCGCAGATGCCACCAGACCTATTTGAAGTCTTGCATGAGTGTGATGCCATGTTTGCAGAGGTATCAGGCATTAGTTCTGTGCTGTCTGGACGCGGTGAACAGGGAGTAAGAAGTGCTGGACACGCCTCACAATTGGCTAGATTGGGTAGTTCTAGGGCTAAAAAACGCGCTTTGATCGTTGAAGATGCGCTAGAAAAGGTTGCAACGCTGTATTTGAAGCTGATGCAAGCCTATGACCCTACACATTACCGCGATGAGTACGATACACCGTTTATTGCGGAGCAATTTACCAAAGACTATCACGTTAAAGTAGATGCACATAGTAACAGCCCGATATTCATGGAAGACAGTCGAGCATTAGCGTTTAACTTGTTGAAAGCACAAGCAATTGACAAAGAATCACTACTTGACTTATTAGAACCACCGATGAAACAATTGCTCAAGGAAAGACTGGCCAAGAGAGAAGCTGCTCAAGCCGGTCAGCAGAAACCCGCTCCACAGATTAAGGAGAAGAAAGGTGGCCAAGCAAGCGAATCTCACTCCGAAGGCTGATCAGCCCAAGGTATCGACTGAGAGTTTAGCGCGAGGCAATGCACCTGCGGGTTTGCAATACAAGGTTACGGGTATTCGCAGTCCAGCGCGTAGTGCCACAACACGCAGCACAAGAGATTATAGTAGGGGATAACCGTCAATTAAGGAGGTGGTCAAGATGTACAAGACTCACAAGCGCGGTCGTAAGACTAAACGGTAATTCCCAGGAGGGAACTGGGGTATGGCTGACTTCCCCTTATAAGTTGGCCGCTGCTAATTGGAGACTCCATCATGGCACGCATGAA